CTGGGCGCAGTAGTGGGAGAAAGGTTAGACTCACCCCTAGCCAAGTCGCTATCGCGAAAAAATTGGGTGTGCCATTAAGTGAATACGCAAAATACGTGAAGGATTAAACACATGTCTGACAATACGATTGATAGAAGTCCTCGCGCAAACAAAACACGGGAAAAGACGGCTGCGCGTAAGCCGTGGGCTCCCCCGTCTATGTTAGATGCACCACCTGCACCGGATGGTTTTAAGCATCGTTGGATTCGCGCCGAAACGCGTGGGTTTGATGATCGAAAAAACATCAGCGCAAAATTGCGCGAAGGTTATGAACTTGTCCGTCAGGACGAGTACCCAGACTTTGAATCCCCGGTAGTCGAATCAGGTAAATATGAAGGTGTGTTTGGGGTTGGCGGTTTAATGCTCGCTCGTATACCTGTTGAAACTATTGCTGAACGGACTGATTACTTCTCTCAACGGAGTCGCGATCAAATGGATGCGGTAGATCAAGACATGATGCGGGAGAATGCACATTCAACGATGACGATTAGCAAGCCTGATCGTCAATCTCGTGTAACCTTTGGCGGACCACGTAAGAACTAGGTCCTCCACTACCGGAGAAAAGTAAATGGCGAATACAGATTCCTCATATGGTCTACGCCCGATTTCCAGACAGGGCTCTTCAGTCTCGTCTACGGGTATGTCCGAGTATCGTATTGCATCCGACAACTCTAACCCAATCTTCCACGGCATGGCGGTTATTCCGCTTGCTGCGGGTGTTATTGACGATCTGCAAGCTGCGGCTGGTGGTAACGTTGGTATCGTGGGTGTGTTTGGCGGTTGTGAATACATTTCAGACACCACGGGTAAGCCCGTGTTTTCAAACTTTTGGCCCGGATCGGGTGCTGACAGCGACTTCCCTGTGAAGGCGTTTTTGTACGATGATCCAAACCAGTTGTTTCAAATCGCAACTTCAAATGTTGTAGCTGCGGCTAACACTGAAGCGGAAATTCGTGCTGCTGTTTTTGCAAACATTGCGTTTGCAACAGGCAATAGCGGAACGACTGCAACAGGTTTGTCTTCTGCAACTGCGGATTTGAACACAATTGCCACCACCAACACTTTGGCACTTAGAATTATGGGTATTCAACAAGACCCGGCTAATTCTGACTTCACTGCGGCTGGTATCCCTCTCATTGTTCGTATTAACAACCACTTCAATGCGCCTACGGGTTCCATTGCAGCGGGCACTGTTTCTACAACTGGCGTATAAGGAGCTTAAAACATGGCTATATCTCGCGCACAACTAGCGAAAGAGCTAGAACCGGGCCTTAACGCGTTGTTTGGGCTTGAGTACGACCGGTACGAAAACGAACATGGCGAAATCTTCGAAGAAGAAAGCTCAGACCGAGCTTTTGAGGAAGAAGTTATGCTCGGTGGTTTTGCCTCGGCACCTGTTAAAGGTGAAGGCGGAGCGGTTTCTTTTGACGATGCACAAGAAACTTACACTGCACGGTACACTCACGAAACTATCGCACTTGCCTTCTCTATCACAGAGGAAGCAATTGAGGATAACCTGTATGATCGGTTGGCATCACGCTATACCAAGGCTCTGGCCCGTTCTATGGCTCAGACAAAGCAGATCAAGGCAGCGGCTATCCTTAACAACGCGTTTACCGCGGGTGTTTCTGCAATTGGTGACGGCGCGGCGCTTTGTTCAGCGGCCCACCCTTCACTGTCCGGTACTCAGACTAACATTCTGGCGACCGCAGCGGACCTCAACGAGACTTCGTTGGAGCAGATGCTGATTGACGTTGCAGGCTTTACCGATGAGCGTGGCTTGAAAGTTGCGGTTCGCGGAATGAAACTAATCATTCCAAAAGAACTTCAGTTTATTGCGGAACGTGTTATGAACTCCAATCTGCGTAGCGGAACGGCGGACAATGACAATAACGCAATGAAGAACATGGGCATGTTGCCAGAAGGTGCAGTGGTAAACCACTTCCTGACTGACACAGACGCGTTCTTTATTAAAACTGACGCACCTAACGGCTTCAAGTATTTCAACCGTGCCGCAATTAAAACCGCTATGGAAGGCGATTTTGATACAGGCAACATGCGGTTCAAAGCTCGTGAGCGTTATTCGTTTGGCGTATCCGACTGGCGTTCAGTCTTCGGAACTCCCGGCGCAGCGTAACAAGCCTTCTTTGGCAGGGATTAGGGGCGACTTCGGTTGCCCCTTTCTTTTTGTCCAGCCCTCCTGTAGTATTTGGTTATCCCTGACAGTCGCAATGTGTGGCTGACTTAACCCACGACAGGAGATATTCATGGGTAATTCTACTTTTAGCGGACCAGTACGTTCGCAAGACGGTTTTCAATCTATTACAACAAGTGCTTCGACAGGGGCAGACACAACCAATTCCACGTATGGTACAAACGCTTCTGTTGGCGGAACACTCGCCGTTACAGGCGCTACAACATTGTCAACGGCAGTCAATAGTTTGTTTGTTAAGCACGTTGCTCACGTCACAGGTGTGACAGTGAACTCTACCGCTGGCGATAGTCCTACAATCGGTACATTTGCACAGCCTGCAAACACAATCATCACTGACATTAAAATCTTTTGTGCTACGGCTCCCGTTATTGGAAGTGGTGACATTGGTTATGAAGTTGGTACATCTTCTTCAGGCGCACAAATTGTAGCTACTCAGGCTGACGAAATCTTAGATGCTGGTACAACAGTTGTTTTAGGTAACGTAACGATAACAGCATTAATTCTTCAGACTCAAGATGCAGCCACAGCGCCAGCCTCTGTTCAGTACGCTTCGGCAGCGCGTAACATCTTCTGTAACATCACTAACACGGTTGATGCTACAACGGCTGGTTCGTTTACGTTTATCATTGAGTACGTTCAGATTGCGTAAGTATTAATATGGCGGGGTTAACGCCCCGCCTACAAATTATAGGAGACTGCAATGTCAAATGTATCAGACGTACAGGTAGCCTTCATTTCGGATGAGGTTGCTTTAGACGCAGACGGCATATCCACTGCAACATCGGTTGGAAACAATGCTAATTTGGTTATTGGCGGCGCTTTAGCTTCGGGTGGTTCCGTCACTAATGCTTCCGGTAGAGTTGTTACAATCCTTTCTGCGGGGGATGACTCGAGTAAATCTTTCACGGTTACGGGAACTGACGTAAATGGAGATGCTCAAACGGAATCAATTACGGGGGCTAACGACAATACAGCTACCGGAGCTTTGTTCTTTAAAACGATTACTCAAATTGCCGCGGTGGGCAATCCTGCGGGCAACGTCAGTGCTGGAATTAATAACTCCGCTGCGGCCGTAATCAACGCAGAGAGAACTCGTCTCAAAGGGTACTCAATTGTGTCTGGCGGCACAGCGGGAGTGGTTAACTTTGTAGACACCAGTACTGCCGGCACTGTTCGTTTCAAGGCTCGTACTATTGGCACAGACAATACAACTTTGGACAACACCATTCCGGATCAGGGGCTGTTGTTTAAAGACGGTTGTTTTGTAACATTCACGGTTGGCACTATCGACATGATGAACTTCTTTCACGCATAGGAGTTTCTTATGGCTGGAGACAAGGCGATACCTCGGACTAAAAAGAATTACCGTTCCACTAAGTCTGGAGCGGGTATGACTGAGAAGGGTGTAAAGGCTCACCGCTCTGCAAACCCAGGGTCTAAGCTAAAGACCGCGGTTACGGGCACAGTTAAGAAGGGCAGTAAGGATGCAAAGAGACGGAAGTCTTATTGCGCTCGGTCTGCTGGGCAGATGAAGAAGTTTCCAAAAGCTGCCAAGGATCCAAACAGCCGACTCCGTCAGGCTAGAAAAAGGTGGAAGTGCTAATGCTGTCTAAAGGAAATCAAAAGAAGGTAAAGAAGGTTGTTAAGGGTTTGAAAAAGGCCTCAAGGCTACATGCTAGTCAGGCTAAAACTCTTAAATCCATGACTAAGAAAAAGTAGTTGATATGTCTAAAGATGCTCTCCTTGGAACACTAACCGCGATAGCCCTTGGGTATTGTGGTTGGCTTGGAGTGCAAGTTGTATCAATTAAATCAGACGTTTCTGTGGTAGCACATCAAACAGAGCAAATGTGGAACGAGTATATTCAGAGGAGAACTGGTCTTGACCATAAGCCGATCTCAAATGACACAGCAAATAACCAAACCTCCCGGTAAAGCATCTAAAGGTCTTGTGTACTACAAGAACGGTGGAGGTGTATCTGCTAAGTCTAAGGGTAGTAAAATCTGCCCGTCTGGAAAGGCGTGGGCCAAGCGCACCTTTGATACTTATCCTTCTGCGTATGCCAACATGGCTGCTTCCAAGTACTGCAAAGATCCTAATTATGCTAAAGGTTCCAAGAGCGGGAAAAAGAGGGCATAATGGGAGAGCTAAAGAAATGGCGCGACCAGAAGTGGGTGAGGATAGGAACCGATGGTGAGATTAAGGGTGAGTGTGGAACTTCAAAAGATAAGAAGAACCCTGACCGCTGCCTACCTTCGGCTAAGGCACGTTCTCTTTCTAAAAAAGATAGAGCTGCGACTGCAAATAAAAAAAAGAAGGCTGGCGCGAAAGGCAAAACCGTTGTTAGCAACACCAAAAAAGCTAAGGTCAAAGGATACAGCCTCGGCGGAGAAGTCAACGAACCCAAAAGGCCGTACAAAGGAAAAGCGGAAAAAGGGAAAGCGGTCGCGAAAGGGTGCGGCGTAGTGATGGCAGATAAGCGCAAACAAACGTTTGGCGCTCGGCAATTTTAAGATGAAAGACTTGAGGCTATGACAACATCAGGAACCAGGGACTTCAACATAGATGTCGGTGAGATCATCGAAGAGGCTTACGAACGCTGTGGCATAGAAGTCCGCACGGGATATGACGCACGAACGGCTCGAAGATCTTTGAACCTGATGTTTGCTGATTGGGCAAACAGAGGAATTAATATGTGGACGGTCAGGTCGGCCACCGCCACTCTGACAAAAGGAACCAGTGCCGTAACACTAGATGCCACGGTTGTGGATGTATTGGAAGTTGTGCTGCGCCGAGATGGAACGGACTTTGAGATCAACCGGATTAGTCGCGGAGAGTACGCAACTCTTCCTACTAAAACCACTGAGGGACGGCCTAGCCAATTTTACTTTGATCGCCAGATTGTTCCAATAATTAACCTTTGGGCCACGCCTGAGAACTCCACTGATCAAATCGTATACTATTACGTCCAACGTATTGAGGACGCAGACAACCTTGTAAATACAACAGATATGCCATTTCGGTTTTACCCGTGCATGGTTGCTGGTCTAGCGTACTATATTGCAATGAAGCGAACACCGGATCGTTTGCAGATGCTAAAGACGGTCTATGAGGAAGAGTTCCAACGCGCTTCGGACGAAGATGAAGATCGCGTACCATTGAAACTCCAGCCCAGCTTTCAATACTTGAGGGTCTAGCATGGCATACGCTTCTGATAAAAACGCATATGGTATATCAGATCGATCTGGTTTTCGGTATCGTTTGAAAGATATGCGTGTGGAATGGACTGGCGCTAAAGTCGGTAAGGATGAGTTCGAGCCCAAGCACCCACAACTATTTCCTCCTAGGGTTGGAAATGATCCTCAAGCACTACTAAATCCTCGCCCCGAATCTGGTTTGGCGGAGCAACGAAACATTCAATACGGTTGGAATCCTGTTGGCTTTAGAGGGGATGAAGCATTCACCTCTAATCCGCTACTTGCTGAAGGCGCCGTGGGAGAGGTTACGATACAGACATGAGCTTTACATATACCACGCTGAAAGAAGCGATACAGGATTATACAGAGAACGATGAGACGGGGTTTATTAAGAACCTTCCATTGTTTATTGAGATGGCAGAAGAGCGTATTCTAAAGAACGTGCAACTGACATTGTTTCAGAAGAACGCCTCGGGGGTCATGACTTCTGGCAATCAATACGTTGCGGTTCCTTCTGACTTCATGGCGCCGTTCTCCTTGAGCTTTATTTCCAGTGGGGCAAAAGAGTACTTACTGTTTAAAGACTTGGACTTTGTGCAGACTTACACGCCGAACCCCGCGACCACTGGCGTTCCCATTTACTATGCTCAGTTTGATGTAGATAACTTTGTAGTCGCGCCAACGCCCAACGCTGGTTTTGATCTAGAATTAAACTATCTGTATCGACCTGCCAGTTTAACCACTAGCTTGTTTACCCTAACGGTAATTCCAGAGGGCGGGACGTTTACATCGTCAGATACAATAACGGGCGGCACTAGCGGCCAGTCTTCTGCGGTTAGCGAGGTTACGTCTTCATCAACGTTGATCGTTGGAATACCCAGTGGCAACTACACTGTGGGAGAAACAATAACGGGCAGTTCTAGTGGGGCAACTGCCGATATAATAGCCATTGGTGCGGACACTTCTGTAAGTTGGTTGAGTGACGAGGCTCGAATGACATTGCTGTATGGATGTTTAACTGACGCCTACACCTATATGAAGGGTGATCCTGCACTAGCCAGTGTTTACGAACGCCGGTTTGCGGAAGGCTTATCACGTCTCAAGAACCTTGGTGAGGGTCAGGAGATTGCAGATGAATACCGGTACGGACCAATAAGGAAACGTAGAACATGAACAATATGTCTTTTGGTGTTTCGATGTCCAATGATTTTAAGGTTGGTGTGGAGACTACAAACAACAGGGGCTTTACTCCAGAGGAAACCGCAAAGCGTTGCGTGGATAAAATCATCGGAGTTTCTGATAACGCACCTCCTGCAATTAAGGACCAGGCTCTAGCCTATCGGGCGGAGATGGAGAAGATCATAGCAGTGTATATGAAACAGG